TGTCGAAAATGCTAACACCCAAACCTGCCAAAACCAACTTAGGAGACAAGGCAGTGATAAGACCGCCTACGTTTGTTTGAATAGCATATCCGCCTTCTGCTCCTGAGGAACCTGTGGCAGTCATGTCACGCTTCAAAACCATAGTAGGGATACCTACACCTTGCACAGCGATACCACTTGCGCGGTATTCTTTTTCTGCTTCTTGGTGCATTTCACCTTCGAATCCTTCGATTTTACCGCTGCGAGCCATATCAATAGCACGTTTGAAAGAGAAGTTTTTAGCCACTTCTTTCTGCTCGCTGCTTGAACTTGATGCACCGCCTACAGCCTTAGCCGCACGGGCTTCCATTTCTACAGCAGCGTTAAAACGCTTTTCGTCTTCTTTCAAAGCCTCAATTTCTGCGTGCAAACCGTCCAATTTAGTGCGGGTTTCAGCGTTCATTTCACCGCCTAACAGACCGCGATATTCAGTTTCTTTGGCAGAAAGGCTTTCGCGGGTTTCTTTTAGTTTTAGTTGTGTATTCATTTTATGATTGTTTCGTAAAATTTCTTTGTGTATTCTGCGCGGAACTCCTCGCCATTGTCGGGTTCATTTGCCTCAATCCATTTTGAACGGGCTTCAAGAATCTGTGAACGGCTGTTTGCGCTTGTGTCTTCGTATGCAGGAATAGTTACAGGTCCAGCTTCGTAAACCTTGCCTACTCTTGTAATAAGTCTTTTCATACGCTTGCCGTACTTTTCAGAATCTTCCCATGTGTAATCGTCAATGGTAAACATGAAAGAAGACTTACTTACCTCACCTCTTTCAATGTACCTTGCAGCACTTTTAACAGATGGGTTTTCGTAGTCTATCTTTGTCGCGCGGTAATTCAAATTGCCTTCGCTGTCAATGTCTATTTCAGCAGTTGCCGCTGTTGTACGTCCTAAGATAATGTTTAGGTCATGGTTGAAGGCAACCAATACGTCCGACAAATCCGCTTCACGGAATGCGTCCGGGGCTATCTCTTCCTCAATATAACCTAAGTCAGTGGTAACACCTACCACAGCACCACGCCCAATAATCTCAGAAGGCTCGTTTTCGCCCGCTGTTCTTACCTCTGTTTCAAGCGTTAATATTCTTTTTTCCATTAATTGTTTCCGTTAGGGTTGTTAGTTTGTTCTTGGGTTGCGTCCATGCTGTCAATCTTTGCCTGAATCCAATTGGGCATTAATTCCGTTGGGACAAGGTTTACATTTGCATAGTGAGTATCTCCACTATCGTAAGTATTCATGTCCTCGGTCATTCTGATTTCATTTGCTGACATTGCACCGATTGCGTGCATACGGCTGTAAAATTCAGAACGTGCGTTTGCGTCCGCCCTTAGAAGTGAATTGAAATTATGTTTATAGAATTTCGTAGGCTTGTCGCGTTCAGGGATAAGTTTCTTTTTCAACTCCGCTTCAATAGACACCGCCCATGGGTGTAAAGTTTGATTTAAGAAATTCAAAGCATCCTGTTCCACACTTGACTTATTGCCACCGTCATCCGCACCAATCATAGAAGCAGGCACGCCAAACATTCGTGCTATATCTTTTGCAGTTGCGTTAATGGCTTGTAAATACCCCGCTTCTTCGGGTGTCATTGATATAGTATGCGCACTTACGCCAGATGGAACAGCCATAACAAGTGAATCATTATTCAACACTTGCTCCATTGACTTTTGCGTTGCCTTCATTTGTTCCGTTCCCCAAGGCTTATCACTTGCCACCATGTACTTTTTTGTACCTGTTTTGAAAGTATTTGACATAGCTTTCCACGCTGCAAGGTCAGTGCCGAGCATTTGCGCGTGGTATCTTATCGGGCTGATACCTTCAAACTGTGACGTTATGCACAATCCTTTAAAGTGTATCATATCATAGGCACTTACTACCGCAGGAACATTTCTATAAATCGGGTCACCTGTTGCAACCTGATAGTATAAACCGCCCTCAGTACCCAACACTGGAGTAACTTCACAATTTTGTAAAGGCAGTAAATTAATAGGATTACCCGCGCCATCTCTAAAAATATAGGCGTATGAATTGCCTTGTAAAACCGCAACCGCCGCCATGTACTTGCGAAATCCTACACCCGTATCGTATGGGTTAGGCTCATTAATTAATCTTGCAGCGGGGCTTTCTTTGTCAATGGTTTTATTTCTGCCGTCCTCTACATAAAGTTTAAGGGGCATAGTTGCCAAACCCTCCGAGATTACCCGCACGCAAGCGTGAACAGGGGAAAGGCTCATTGCGGTTTTTTCGTTGACCGTAGTACCGCCAACGGTTTCAATTCCAAGTGCTTCGTATAGCCATTGCTGAGGGTTAGAAAGACTTGAACGAAGTTGCACCCCGTACATATCGTTAACCCGTTTACCTGCCTTTTGCAGTTGATACTGCTCAACTATTCGCACGGATGCAAATTTTATTACATCTGTAACATTATTAGTGAAACATTGTTTTAAATTTACAAGTGTAGAGATAGGGACATTGTCCCGACTTTGTCCCGATTATGGTATAAAACAAAAAAGCCACCGTTTCGGGTAGCTTCTTTGCGTTCAATTCCGTCAAATGGAGGAATGCAAGTATAGTGTATACTTTTGATATTGCAAAATTATTTTGCCTTGTGGATTCGGTCTTTTATCACCCTAAATGAATCATAGCATGAATATCTACGCCTACCGAAATACTCTTCATAAATATCCTCAATAGCCTCATAGGCTGCTTCATAGGTTTTATGTTTGGGCAACTCCCGAAACCATGCCGCGACAAATTCGCGGGGTACTATTAGTTTTCTTATTTCGCTATCCGTCATAATGATACTGGATTCCAAAACCAATCTTCTACTTTATTATTTTCATCTATACCCTCGCCTATGGACATAATCATTGCCACCACTCCATCCACTTTCTTATTGGGGTCTTTGCTCTTGATTACTTTGATATTCAAATTGGCATCCGTATAAATTACCACATTGGAAAACATCCACGAAGTCACGGGGTTGCCGTCCATTATTACCTTGTCCGACAAAATTAACTCCTCTGTCATCTTCGTAGGGTGGGAAATATTGGTAATATTCTGCCCGAAATCACGCATATTTAGCCCGTGGACTTCCATTTTTGCGGCAAATTGTTTAGCGTTATAGGGGTCAAAGCCTACGGAAACGATGTTAAAGTCCTCTGAAATCTTCAATAAATCCCTTTCGATATACTCGTAATCCGTGGTTTTGCCTTGGGTCATGGTGATAAAGCCCTGTCTTACCCAATCCCTTATTTGCTCCCCGATACCGCCCGACCATTGCCGAACCTTTTCCTCGGGTAGATAGTAGTAAAACTTAATCCTATGCACACCGTCTTTTAAGAAGTTCAAAGCCAACGCGGTAAAGTCACCACTCGAAGCCAAGTCCAAACCGACATAACATGAATCCCCTTTTGTTGGTTCAAAGCCTTGATTAACTCTTTCAATGTCTGTTGAACTTATCCAAGTTTGGTAACTGTCTGTCCATACGTTTAAGTGCTTAATCATGAAGGAATCTTTTTTCACTCCTGATTCCCGCGCCTCGGCTATTTTGCTTTTAATGTAATCGGGCTTAACCGATACACCGTAATTGGGGTTAGCTTTTCGGTGTGTTTTTTCGTCATCCCATGCGTCCCCTTCATCAATTGTATAGATTAAAGCAAATAAGTCATCATCTTTCAGTAGACCTGACAACACTTTTTCGCAGTATTCACGGTGTTTGTAACACGCTGAATCCCTATTATGCCCCGCTGTTGTGATGGCTAAGAGTAAAGGTGAACGCCTTGCAGCCATACCGTCCGCTAATACGTTGTAAATTCTGTCGCTTGGGTGCGCGTGGTACTCGTCAATTATAGCACAACTCACACTCAAACCGTCGTTTTTGTCGCGTTCATCATAGGCAATCGGACGGAATACACCGCCATTGTAAACTATTCGCTTGTTGTTAAACGAGGACGAAATACTAATATCGATGTCCGCTTCATCTTTGAAGTCTTTGAACATATCCGCAGCGTACTGCCACACTATCGCGGCTTGGTCTAACTTTGTGGCTGCTGAGTAAATTTCGGGTGAACCGTCCGCTTCGTCAAGTAACATATAGTTACCAATCGCAGCAGCTAACGGGCTTTTCCCTTGTTTCTTTGGCATTTCCAAGTAAGCACGGGTGTATTTTCTGCGTCCGTCTTTCCGATATACCCCGAACAAGTTGGCAATTATGAACCGTTGCCAGTCTTCTAATATCAATCTTCGCCCTTTCCACTCGCCTTTGGAATGCTTTTGCAACTCTACAAACCTTAAAGCACGCATTGCAGCCTTTTCATTGTAGACAAATTCCGCGCCTTTTACGTCATTTAGAAACCTTTGCGCGGCTTGTTTGACGTATTTACAGGCGTCAATCTTGCCAGATATAACGCCACTCGCGTAATTAAGAGCCTGTTCCATCTAATAAATTGTCAAGTTTTTTCTTTGCCTGTGGCTTTGCGCTTACCTTAGTCCTAGCAGCGGGGGTAAGTCCAAACATTAAACCAAGCCTATACATCCTATCGAATGAACGTTCTGCAATCATGTGCAATGGATTAATAAAGTCCCCCCTTTGCCCTTTTTTAATTAACCCCTCAGTTCTTAGTAGCTCTATAGTGCTTCTATACTTTGCATACTCCACACAATAGCTTTCTATTAACACCGAATCTATCTCAGCAAGTAACCCATATTTTGAAAGTTCGCCCGTTATCCTATCCCATTCTTGCAACTCGTAATC